GAAGGAGGCAACCAGCCGGATTGGCGTGGGGAATCTTTACCGGCTTATGCGCGGCTATGCCACCGGCGGTTATGTCGGTACACCGGGCAGTCTGGCGGACAGCCGGTCGCAGGCGTCCGGGAAGTTTGAGCAGAATAACCATGTGGTGATTAACAACGACGGCACGAACGGGCAGATTGGACCACAGGCGCTGAAGGCTGTGTATGACATGGCCCGCAAGGGTGCCCGTGATGAAATTCAGGCACAGATGCGTGATGGTGGCTTGTTCTCCGGAGGTGGACGATGAAAACCTTCCGCTGGAAAGTGAAACCCGGGATGGATGTGACATCGGCTCCTTCCGTCAGGGAGGTGCGCTTTGGTGATGGCTATTCCCAGCGTGCGCCTGCCGGGCTGAATGCTGACCTGAAAACGTACAGCGTGACGCTTTCTGTCTCCCGCGAGGAGGCCAGGGCGCTGGAGTCGTTTCTGGCTGAGCACGGGGGCTGGAAAGCCTTTCTGTGGACGCCGCCTTATGGCTGGCGGCAGATCAGGGTGACCTGCGCAAAATGGACATCGCGGGTCAGTATGTTACGTGTTGAGTTCAGCGCAGAGTTTAAACAGGTGGTGAACTGATGCAGGATATCCGGCAGGAAACACTGAATGAATGCACCCGTGCGGAGCAGTCGGCCAGCGTGGTGCTCTGGGAAATCGATCTGACAGAGGTTGGTGGAGAACGTTATTTTTTCTGTAATGAGCAGAACGAAAAAGGTGAGCCGGTCACCTGGCAGGGGCGACAGTATCAGGCATACCCCATTCAGGGGAGCGGTTTTGAACTGAATGGCAAAGGCACCAGTACGCGGCCCACGCTGGCAGTCTCTAACCTGTACGGCATGGTCACCGGTATGGTGGAAGATATGCAGAGTCTGGTCGGCGGAACGGTAGTCCGGCGTAAGGTTTACGCCCGTTTTCTGGATGCGGTGAACTTCGTCAGCGGAAACAGCAACGCCGATCCGGAGCAGGAGGTGATCAGCCGCTGGCGCATCGAGCAGTGCAGCGAACTGAGCGCAGTCAGTGCCTCTTTTGTACTGGCCACGCCGACGGAAACGGATGGCGCTGTTTTTCCGGGACGTACCATGCTGGCCAACACCTGCACCTGGACCTATCGCGGTGATGAGTGCGGTTATAACGGTCCGGCTGTCGCGGATGAATATGACCAGCCGACGTCCGATATAACGAAGGATAAATGCAGCAAATGCCTGAGCGGCTGTAAGTTCCGCAATAACGTCGGCAACTTTGGCGGTTTCCTTTCCATTAACAAACTTTCGCAGTAATCCCATGACAGAGACAGAATCAGCGATTCTGGCGCACGCCCGGCGATGTGCGCCAGCGGAGTCGTGCGGCTTCGTGGTGAGAACGCCGGAGGGGGAAAGCTATTTTCCCTGCGTGAATATTTCCGGTGAGCCGGAGGATTATTTCCGGATGGCTCCGGAGGACTGGCTGCAGGCAGAACTGCAGGGTGAGATTGTGGCGCTGGTCCACAGCCACCCCAGTGGTCTGCCCTGGCTGAGTGAGGCTGACCGGCGGCTGCAGGTGCAGAGTGATTTGCCGTGGTGGCTGGTCTGCCGGGGGGCGATTCATAAGTTCCGCTGTGTGCCGCATCTCACCGGGCGGCGCTTTGAGCACGGGGTGACGGACTGTTACGCGCTGTTCCGGGACGCTTATCATCTGGCGGGGACTGAACTGCCGGATTTTCACCGGGAGGATGACTGGTGGCGTCACGGTCAGAATCTCTATCTTGACAATATGGAGGCGACGGGTTTTTACCGTGTCGCACTGACAGAGGCGCAGCCTGGCGATGTGCTGCTGTGCTGTTTTGGTTCATCGGTGCCGAATCATGCCGCCATTTACTGTGGTGACGGCGAGCTGCTGCACCATATTCCTGAACAACTGAGCAAACGAGAGAGGTATACCGACAAATGGCAGCGACGCACACACTCCCTCTGGCGTCACCGGGCATGGCGCGCATCTGCCTTTACGGGGATTTGCAACGATTTGGCCGCCGCATCGACCTTCGTGTGAAAACGGGGGCTGAAGCCATCCGCGCACTGGCCACACAGCTCCCGGTGTTTCGTCAGAAACTGAGCGACGGCTGGTATCAGGTACGGATTGCCGGGCGTGATGCAGGCGAAACCGAATTATCATCCCGTCTTAATGAGCCGCTGGCAAATGGTGCAGTGATCCACATCGTGCCGCGTCTTGCGGGAGCAAAAAGTGGCGGTGTGTTTCAGGCGGTGCTGGGTGCGGCGTTGATTGCTACGGCAATCTGGATGCCGGGGATCAGTATCGCTTTCAGTGACATTCTCTTTTCAATGGGTGCGGCGATGACGCTTGGCGGTGTTGCACAGATGCTGGCACCGAAAGCGAGTACCGCAACAACGACCAGCACGGATAACGGTAAGCAGAACACGTATTTCTCATCACTGGATAACATGGTTGCCCAGGGCAATGTTCTGCCTGTTCTGTACGGTGAAATGCGTGTGGGGTCACGGGTAATTTCGCAGGAAATCAGCACGGCAGACGAAGGGGATGGTGGTGAAATCGTGGTGATTGGTCGCTGATGCAGAATGTTTTATGTGAAACCGCCTCCGGGCGGTTTTGTCGTTTATGGAGCGTGAGGAATGGGTAAAGGCAGCAGTAAGGGGCATACCCCGCGCGAAGCGAAGGACAACCTGAAGTCCACGCAGCTGCTGAGTGTGATCGATGCCATCAGCGAAGGGCCGATAGAAGGTCCGGTGGATGGATTAAAAAGCGTGCTGCTGAACAGTACGCCGGTGCTGGACAGTGAGGAGAATACCAATATCTCCGGCGTCACGGTGGTGTTCCGGTCAGGTGAGCAGGAGCAGACACCGCCGGAGGGGTTTGAATCCTCCGGCTCCGAGACGGTGCTGGGTACGGAAGTGAAATATGACACGCCGATCACCCGCACCATTACGTCTGCAAACATCGACCGTCTGCGCTTTACCTTCGGTGTACAGGCACTGGTGGAAACCACCTCAAAGGGTGACAGGAATCCGTCGGAAGTCCGTCTGCTGGTTCAGATACAACGTAACGGTGGCTGGGTGACGGAAAAAGACATCACCATTAAGGGCAAAACCACCTCGCAGTATCTGGCCTCGGTGGTGGTGGGTAGCCTGCCGCCGCGCCCGTTTAATATCCGGATGCGCAGGATGACGCCGGACAGCACCACAGACCAGCTGCAGAACAAAACGCTCTGGTCGTCATACACCGAAATCATCGATGTGAAACAGTGCTACCCGAACACGGCACTGGTCGGCGTGCAGGTGGACTCGGAGCAGTTCAGCAGCCAGCAGGTGAGCCGTAATTATCATCTTCGCGGGCGCATTCTGCAGGTGCCGTCGAACTATAACCCGCAGACGCGGCAATACAGCGGTATCTGGGACGGAACGTTTAAGCCGGCATACAGCAACAACCCGGCCTGGTGTCTGTGGGATATGCTGACCCACCCGCGCTACGGCATGGGGAAACGTCTTGGTGCGGCGGATGTGGATAAATGGGCGCTGTATGTCATCGGCCAGTACTGCGACCAGTCAGTGCCGGACGGTTTTGGCGGCACGGAGCCGCGCATCACCTGTAATGCCTACCTGACCACGCAGCGTAAGGCGTGGGATGTGCTCAGTGATTTCTGCTCGGCGATGCGCTGTATGCCGGTATGGAACGGGCAGACGCTGACGTTCGTGCAGGACCGACCATCAGATAAGGTGTGGACCTATAACCGCAGTAATGTGGTGATGCCGGATGATGGCGCGCCGTTCCGCTACAGCTTCAGCGCCCTGAAGGACCGCCATAATGCCGTTGAGGTGAACTGGATTGACCCGAACAACGGCTGGGAGACGGCGACAGAGCTTGTGGAGGACACGCAGGCCATTGCCCGTTACGGTCGTAACGTCACGAAGATGGATGCCTTTGGCTGTACCAGCCGGGGGCAGGCACACCGCGCCGGGCTGTGGCTGATTAAAACAGAACTGCTGGAAACGCAGACCGTGGACTTCAGCGTGGGTGCCGAAGGGCTTCGCCATGTGCCGGGCGATGTCATTGAAATCTGTGATGATGACTATGCCGGTATCAGCACCGGCAGGCGCGTGCTGGCGGTAAACAGCCAGACCCGGACGCTGACGCTCGACCGTGAAATCACGCTGCCATCCTCCGGTACCACGCTGATAAGCCTGGTTGACGGAAGTGGCAATCCGATCAGCGTGGAGGTTCAGTCCGTCACCGACGGCGTGAAGGTGAAAGTGAGCCGTGTTCCTGACGGTGTTGCTGAATACAGCGTGTGGGGGCTGAAGTTGCCGACGTTGCGCCAGCGCCTGTTCCGCTGTGTGAGTATCCGTGAGAACGATGACGGCACGTATGCTATCACCGCCGTGCAGCATGTACCGGAAAAAGAAGCCATCGTGGATAACGGGGCGCACTTTGACGGCGACCAGAGCGGCACGGTGAATGGTGTCACGCCGCCAGCAGTGCAGCACCTGACTGCCGAAGTCACCGCAGACAGCGGGGAGTATCAGGTACTGGCCCGCTGGGATACGCCGAAGGTGGTGAAGGGCGTGAGTTTCATGCTTCGCCTGACCGTGGCCGCGGATGACGGCAGTGAGCGGCTGGTCAGCACAGCCCGGACGGCGGAAACCACATACCGCTTCACACAACTGGCGCCGGGGAACTACAGGCTGACAGTCCGGGCAGTAAATGCGTGGGGGCAGCAGGGCGATCCGGCATCGGTATCGTTCAGGATTGCCGCACCGGCAGCGCCGTCACAGATTGAGCTGACGCCGGGCTATTTTCAGATAACCGCCACGCCGCATCTTGCGGTTTATGACCCGACGGTACAGTTTGAGTTCTGGTTCTCGGAAACGCGGATTACCGATATCAGGCAGGTTGAAACCACAGCCCGCTATCTTGGCACGGCGCTGTACTGGATAGCCGCCAGTATCAATATCAAACCGGACCATGATTATTATTTTTACATCCGCAGTGTGAACACCGTTGGCAAATCGGCATTTGTGGAGGCTGTTGGCCAGCCGAGTGATGATGCATCCGGCTATCTGGATTTTTTCAAAGGCCAGATAACCGAATCCCATCTCGGCAAGGAGCTGCTGGAAAAAGTCGACCTGACGGAGGATAACGCCAGCAGACTGGAGGAGTTTTCGAAAGAGTGGAAGGACGCCAACGATAAGTGGAATGCCATGTGGGGCGTCAAAATTGAGCAGACCAAAGACGGCAAACATTATGTCGCGGGTATTGGCCTCAGCATGGAGGACGCGGAGGAAGGCAAACTGAGCCAGTTTCTGGTTGCCGCCAATCGTATCGCGTTTATTGACCCGGCAAACGGGAATGAAACGCCGATGTTTGTGGCGCAGGGCAACCAGATATTCATGAACGACGTGTTCCTGAAGCGCCTGACGGCTCCCACCATTACCAGCGGCGGTAATCCTCCGGCATTTTCCCTGACACCGGACGGAAAGCTGACCGCTAAAAATGCAGATATCAGTGGCAGTGTGAATGCGAACGCCGGGACGCTCAACAATGTCACAATTAATGAGAACTGTCAGATTAAGGGGAAACTGTCAGCCAACCAGATTGAAGGCGATATAGTCAAAACAGTGGGTAAGGCTTTTCCGCGGGACTCCCGGGCACCGGAGCGGTGGCCATCAGGGACCATTACCGTCAGGGTTTATGACGATCAGCCGTTTGACCGGCAGATTGTTATTCCGGCGGTGGCATTCAGTGGCGCTAAGCATGAGAGAGAGCATACTGATATTTACTCCTCATGCCGTCTGATAGTGCGGAAAAACGGTGCTGAAATTTATAACCGTACCGCGCTGGATAATACGCTGATTTACAGTGGCGTTATTGATATGCCTGCCGGTCACGGTCACATGACGCTGGAGTTTTCGGTATCAGCATGGCTAGTGAATAACTGGTATCCCACAGCAAGTATCAGCGATTTGCTGGTTGTGGTGATGAAGAAAGCCACCGCAGGCATCAGTATCAGCTGAATTTTATAACCCATATACGGGCGCCAGAAATGGCGCCTTTTTTATTGCAGAAAAGCGAGAGGTAATTATGCGTAAACTTTATGCCGCCATTTTGTCCGCAGCCATTTGTCTGGCCGTATCCGGTGCGCCTGCATGGGCGTCTGAGCAGCAGGCCACGCTGAGCGCGGGGTATCTTCATGCCCGGACGAACGCTCCCGGTAGCGATAATCTTAACGGGATTAACGTGAAATACCGTTATGAGTTTACGGACACACTGGGGATGGTGACGTCGTTCAGCTATGCAGGAGACAAGAATCGCCAGCTGACCCATTACAGCGATACCCGCTGGCATGAAGATTCCGTGCGTAACCGCTGGTTCAGCGTGATGGCGGGGCCGTCTGTACGCGTGAATGAATGGTTCAGCGCGTATGCGATGGCGGGTGTGGCTTACAGCCGTGTGTCGACTTTCTCCGGGGATTATCTCCGCGTAACTGACAACAAGGGGAAAACGCACGACGTGCTGACCGGAAGTGATGACGCTCGCCACAGTAACACCTCTATGGCGTGGGGAGCTGGCGTGCAGTTTAACCCGGCCGAATCCGTGGCCGTTGATGTCGCTTATGAAGGCTCCGGCAGTGGCGACTGGCGCACTGACGGTTTCATCGTGGGTGTCGGTTATAAATTCTGATTAGCCAGGTAACACAGTGTTATGACAGCCCGCCGGTTCAGGCGGGCTTTTTTGTGGGGTGAATATGGCAGTAAAGATTTCAGGTGTACTGAAAGACGGCACAGGAAAACCGGTACAGAACTGCACAATCCAGCTGAAAGCAAAACGTAACAGCACCACGGTGGTGGTGAACACCCTGGCCTCAGAAAATCCGGATGAAGCCGGGCGTTACAGCATGGACGTTGAGTACGGTCAGTACAGCGTCATTCTGTTGGTGGAAGGATTCCCGCCGTCACATGCCGGGACCATCACCGTGTATGAAGATTCTCAACCGGGGACGCTGAATGATTTTCTCGGTGCCATGTCGGAGGATGACGTCCGGCCGGAGGCACTGCGTCGTTTTGAACTGATGGTGGAAGAAGCGGCGCGTCACGCTGAGGAGGCGAAGAAGAATGCCGGAGAGGCGGAGACGTCCGCGAGGAATGCTGGCATATCAGCCAGTCAGGCAGAAGAGAGCGCTGCAAATGCTGACACTTCAGCAGGGGATGCATCGGAGTCAGCCCGGCAGGCGGCA